GACGTTAGGAGTACCTTCGGTCAGCACGATATACGGAGCATTGAATTTGCAGATGAATTCGCAGAACTCACCAGAACCGTTGGCGGTGTCAGGGACGCCAGCAACGATACGGATGGGCAGCGTAGCATCAGCAGCGGCAGTAGAGCCGTCAATAGCCACAGCGGAATCGCCAGTGGTGGTAGAACCAGCGTTCTGCACCAAAGCGACGTTGTTGCCAACCACGGTTTGAGCGTAGTAAGCGACAGTCGAGCCAGAAGAAACGGCAGCGACTTTGAACAGCACATCAGGATCGTCCACGACGTACGCTTGAGCGTCCGAAGCGACAGTGCTGGCGGGCCAAGACTGCGACCAAACGGGTTGTTTGGTAGACGGGTTGGTGTATGTGCAGCCCATGAAAATGCCTGCAACACCGTTGGCAGCAACGGTGGAAGTGCCGGTGTCTTTCTGAATGGTGCCAGAGCTTGCGAGTTTGACCACATCACCGTAGAAGATGTTAGTGGCGTAGCCACTAGCAATCGGGATGAGACGGGTCGAACCAGCGTACACCTGACCACCGATCAAATTGACCGGCTTCAGCCCGTACGGGGCAGAAACGGTGGGATATGCCATGTTGATGACTCCAGAAAATTAAGTGCCTTTGCCAAAAGTCACCTTCGTCTTACGCTCGTTGAAGAGCGGCATACGAGGATCGTTTTCGCGCATGAGATTGTTGTCCACGGAACGGATTTGGTTCGCAGATTCTCCAAGGAAGAATTCGTTGCGATCCTCGACCATTTCCTTCGGGGCTTTGCACAGCAGCAGGCCACCAATCAGAATGTTGTCTTTGAAGCGGTCGTTCTCGACGCCAGCCACAAAGATTTCTGGGTGATCCGATGCCTTGACAGGCTCCCAGCCTTCGCGGAGTTTGAGGGAGACGTTCATGGGGTCAACTTCACCACGAGTACTCACGCGAACCCAGTGAAATTCGTAGCCGTCTTCCGGGATGGGGTTGGGCAGTGTGTCTGCACGCACCCATGCACGTTTGCGGGCCGCTTTCTCGCGGGTTTCATGTTCACGGTTAAGTCTGTTCTCAGCCATTTTGTTTCCTCATTTCCATTGCAACCTGTTTGGCGTATTCTTCCAGCGGTACACCAAGCCGTTTGGCCAGTGCCACCTGCGTTTGTGTCAGCACGATTTTCTTGGGTGCAGTGCTGCGGGTCGCGGGTGCCACGACGTTCGTCTTGCGACGAGGCTTCGTATCCTCTGGTTCATCGTCACCCTCGTCAGCGAACTGATCTGGGAAGACTTGGCGCATACGAGAATTGATCTTCTCGTAGTAGTCGTCAGAGCGTGGGTTCACACCCTGTTTGACCAACTTCTGATGCAACCCCAACGCAAAGCTGGTCATCTCGTCATCTGATCCGAACCACGAATTGTCTTGTTGCCATTTCGCGGCCCGCTCATCGACTGCTGGGGCGGTTGTTTGAGTTTGTACCTCACTTTCAGTCTCTTGTAAAGTGGGTAGTTTGATGTTGTTTACACGCTCTGCTTTGAGTTTTGCGCTGGTCAGTTCATCCTGCGCTGCAACGACAGCATCAGACTCGCCTGCATCGTAGGCTTCTTTGAACTTGGCCTTGGCCTCCTCAAGCTCGCGCTCGGCCATCTTTTTGGCCTGCTCAAGCATGGCTTGTTGGTTCTGGCCAACGGTGCCTTTGAGCTTCTTGTTCTCCTCAACCAGACGTGCAGCCATGGCTTCCAGTTCGGCCTTCTCGCGTGCCGCCTGTTCGGCAGCGCGGCGCTGGTCGTGGTAGCCCTTGCTGAAGTGCTGGAGACGCTTTTTGACCTTCTCGGAGTAGTTCTCAAGCTCCTCTTCAGTCAGTTCGTCAGGGGGAGTAGACGGCTTCTTGCCGCGATCCTTCTTGGGGGTGTCGTCCACCACCTCAATATCGAGGTCGTCATCCTCGTCTTTGGCCTTGGATTTGGATGTGGGTTTCTCATCCTTGTCCGCCACGTTCTCGAAGGGGTCACGACGACCGTCAATGACGATCTCCGCAGAGCCGTCATCCTTCATCTTGATGTCTTTGCTCGTGTCCCGATCAGGATCAGGGAACGAGAATTCAACTTTTTCCATGGGCATGTTCTGCCTCCTTACGCACGCGTGATGCCACGCGGATCAGCCACGACTGCTTCGATGGAGTCGTCGTTCATCAGGCGGTATTCCACGCCGTTGACTCGGATGCGCGTGCCAGAGTTGGCGCGGAACACCACAAAGTCCCCCACTTTGCACCAAGGGCCGCTGGGGAAGCGTTCCTTGTCGGCATAGGCTTGCTCGCCCATATCGAGCACCACACAAGTCACAGTCATCAACTGCTCCTCGTACAAGGTGCGCTCGGCTTTCACGATGCCCAGCGAATTGAAGGTTTCTTCAATTTGCGGCAGTGCGATCAGCAACCGATACCCGACAGGTTTTGGCATTTGAGCCTCGACTTCATGTTCGGTTACGGCGGTTTGGACTTCTTCAGTCATTGTCATCTTCCATTTGAGAACGCGAAAGGTCTTTGGTGGTTTGAATGGCAAGCTGGAGACCTCGAATCCTGCCTACCACTTCCTTGTAGTCGTCGAAGCTCTTCGCCCCGCCACCTACCAAGAACTGTGTCGAGGAGGCCACATCCTCCTCGAACTTATCAATCAGCACGTCAAAGACGGTTTTTGCCATGGATTACTCCTTGTTGCCGCTGGCTGGTGGCTTGGGCTGGCCCTTGGGAGTAGCCAGCACCTTCAGTGCATCGAGCTTCAGACGCTGTGCGTTTTGCTGCTCTTGCGACTGGATGCGTTTGCCCTCTTTCATGGCCTCGATCTGGACACGCTCGCGTTCGAGCTTGAGCTTCTCGCCTGCAAGCTGCATGTCGATCTGCTGTTTGCTCTGCGCCAACTGGGCGTCGGCCATGAGCTTCTGGGCCTTGGCTTGCACCTCGGCTTGCTTGACCTGCACCTTCTGCTGCTCCAACTGGAACAGGGGGTCGGCGGCTTGCTGCTGGGCTTGCTGCTGGGCAGCTTGCTGCTGGTGTGCCTGAGCGACCTGCTTGCCAGCGTCGGCGATGAGACGCGACAACTGCATCTCGATCTCGGGTGGCAGTTCCTCGTCGGGTGGAGGCAGCGTGACACCGAGGCGTTCCTCGATCTGCTTGCGGTAGCTGAAGCCCAAGTGCTCGGCGATGTGTGCTTGCAGCGCAGCCATGATCTGCTGTGCCATGGGGTTCTGGCCAATGCTTGCGGCGATCATCGGGTCTTGCATGAACGACGTGTGCGCAGCGATGTGTGCCTCGTGATCTTGCTCGATGAATGCCTTCATGGGCTTGCCCACCAGCGCGGCCATGTTCTCGCTCACTGGATCAACCGGCTTGCGATCCTCGCTCGTCGGCACGATCTTGTCGGCGTTCTTGATGCCCAACACCTCGATCATCTGGCGGTGCAGGTATGGCAGGTCATAAATCTGCGGTGCGCTCTGGGCCATCTGGAACACAGCCTGATACTGCACCACGCGCTGTGCCATCGTGCTGCTGTTCGGGTCGCTGACAGGGATGACATCCACCAATGAGTAGTCGCTCTTGCGAGCCATGACGTGCCCGGTCTCGGGCATGTAGCTGTACTCCTCGGGAGCGTAGTCAGCGATGATGACTTTCAGGAGCTTGAATTCCTGCTTCATCGCATAGTGCACACGGCTCTGAACTGCTGCCATCGGCTTGAGCGTGCGCTCCAGCAGGGCCAGCGTCGTACCCACAGGAGCATTTGCGCTCATGTCGGAGACGTTCATGTCAGAGATTGCGCCCAGACGACGACCTTCTTCCGTGATCCGCTGGAGCAGGGCCAGCAAAGTCTGGCTTGGCTCCTTGTACGGCAGGGTCATGATGTTGTCTTTGACGCTGCCCGAGGGCACATCCACGTCGCGGAACTCGCCCGGCTGGATCGGTGTGTCATCACCCTTGATGCGCAGGCCACGAGACTTCAGGCCACCCGGCAGGTTACTCAGCGTGCCAGCGTCCACCAGTTGACGGATGATGCTTGTGCCAGCGCGGGCGTAGCCACCGATGATGTGGATCAAGCCCAGACCGTAGAAGCCAAAGCCCGGCACGTAGACGTAGTGCACGAAGTGGTTGCGCTTGAGCATGAGAGGGTCGTCTTCCTCCCAGTTGCGGCGCACGGCCAGCACCTTGCCGGTGCCCTTGTCGATTGTCACCACGTATGGTTTGGCAAGGTCGCTCTCCTCATCGTCCACACCGTCGATGCACAGGTTTGCGTGCACTTCCAGCAGGGCGTAGCGGTCGTCATCTTGCAGGGTGAAGCCACCCTCCTCAGCCTTCTTTTTCTCGATGTCGGTGTGGAAAGTCACCGGCTCGCCAAGCTCGACCTCACGGTAGAACCCAGCTTCCATCAGG